GGGAACAAGGTCGTCGTCTATCTCGACGACGTCGAGGTCGAAGAGGTGACGATTGCCGATGAGGAAGAGGGCTTCCTCGTTCGGTTCCGTTCTGGGCCCGATGGCAAGCTCCTCCTCACCGAGGATCGACAAGCTGTCGAGACCGAGCGCCTTACGGGGAATGTGCGCATCGAAGTGGCACCGGCCTGACGATGCCGACGATCGAGGCCTCTACCTGGTTGGCGCTGCGGGCCCGCATCGAGGCGCTGGTCACCACGCCGGCCCTGCCGGTGCTCTGGCCGGGCGAATCGACGGAATTGCCAGCCGCGCCCTGCATCGAAGTCACCTTTCTGCCGAACACGGTGAACCGGCTGTTCCTGAAGGGCTCAAGCCCACACCAGCGGCCCGGCATCCTGCAAATCTCGCTGCTGACCATTCCGGGCGCTCCACAGCATGAGGCACAGGCCCAGCAGCTCGCCGGCACCATTGCCGTGTGGTTCCCGGCCGATCTCATCCTCTTCTACGGCGGCATCAAGGTCCGCATCACCGCGGGCCCCACGGTCAGCGGTGGCTATCGAGACGACAGCCGCAGCCGCTGGGTCACGCCGGTGACGATCAAGTTCGAAGTCCTCGCCTAAGCAATTCCCGGCCCGATCGGGACAATCACCCAGCCATGCTGGGTTCTCTCACGCCATGAAGGAGTACCCCAATGGCCATTTCCAAGACCGACGGCACCAAGCTCTGGATTTCCCCGACGCCTGTGGTGCCCGACACCATCGAAGCCATGACCGACGCGAACGCCATCGCGTTCTTCGCGGCCATCAACGACTGGATCGAGGTCGGCGAGGTCGAAAACCTTGGCGAGATCGGCGACATGTCGCAGCAGGTCACCTTCCTTTCGCTCGATCGCCAGCGCGTCCGCAAGCTCAAGGGCTCGCGTGATGCCGGCGAGCAGAGCATCGTGGTTGGCCGCGATCCACTCGATGATGGCCAGGCCGCAATGGTCGCGGCGGAAGCGACGAACTACAACTACGCTTTCAAGCTCGATCACCCCGACGCGCAGAGCGCGTCTTACGCCGACAGCGTGACCTATTACTGCGGCCTCGTCGGCAGCAAGCGCATGAACCTCGGCGCCGGCAACACCGTCTCTCGCCGCACCTTCAACATCAGCGTGCAGCTCGCCTACGAGGTCATGTCGGCGGCGATCGCGGTCCCGACGGTCATCAACCGTCCGACGATCCTCGGCACGAGCCTCAGCGTCGCGGCCGCGGCTCCGCTCACCGCGGAGGAAGGCACCTGGAACGGCTCGCCGACCAGCTACACCTACCAGTGGCAGAACGATGTCGGCGGCAATGGCACCTTCAGCAACATCGTCGGTGCCACCAACAAGACCTATCAGCCGGTCGCTGGCGACGAGGGCAAGGCCATCCGTGTCCAAGTCACGGCGCACAACTCAGCCGGAGCCTCGACGGCCGCCAACTCGCTCGGCGTCGGTCTCATCACCGCCTAATCGAAGACCTCTCTCGCGAGAGAACGGGACCGCTGATCCGCCGGGGTCAGCGGTCCCAACCCGGCATCCCGGCATAGGATTTCATCAGCATGGACACGACTTTCGACCTCTCCGAACTCGACGCGGCCGACACCGCCGAGATGACCGTCATGGCCTTCGGCAAGCCGACCTCGTGGGTCTGGACCTTCGCCGGTCCCGGCCATCCCAAGACAATCGCCCAGTCCGATCGCTACGCGCGAGAAGCCATTGTGACGGAGAAGCTGCAGCAGCAGGCTCAGGTCAATGGCAAGAAGTGGAAGGCGCCGGAGGAGTCGCTCGAAGAGCGGCGCGCCCGCAACATCAACCATATCGTCGAACGCCTCATCGGCTGGTCGCCGGTCAAGATGAACGGTCAGGACTACCCGTTCAGTGACGTCACCGCTCGCGCGATCCTTGCCGATCGGCGCAAGGTCGACGTCTATACGCAGGCCCTCGACTTCCTACGTGAGGAAAACTCTTTTACGAAGCGCTCGGCGACCGGCTCCGAGCCTTCGCCGAGCGAAGCTTCCGCCTCGACGTCGTCGTAGAAGGTCGGTCGCGCCGGGATCGGCTGGAATCCCGACTCGAGCGAGCGGAGAGCTACCTCGCGCGCGGCCACAAGGTCGAGCGAGCCAAGGCCATCATCGCCGAGACCGAGGCCGAGCTTGAGGTGCCTCCGTTCCCTCTGGCGCTCGGCTACATCTGGAAAGCCTATCTTCGGCTTCGTCGCCGCAAGTCCATGGGCTTCAGCGGCTTCAACAAGGTGGAGTGGACGGACATCGACGCGTTCATGCGGCGCGCCGGTATTCGTCTCGCCCCTTGGGAGATCGCCCTGGTGGAAGACCTCGACGACATCTTCTGCCGTGAAATGGCAGAGGGCGCCGAAGCGACCAAGTCCGAGAAGGCACGAGCGGCCAAGGACAGCGTGAAGAACGTCGCCAAGAAAAGCCGGACCGTCACGCAGGAGAGGGGAGAGCGTTAATGCCCGACGATCTCGCCTCGCTCGGATTTTCCATCGACAGTACGCCGCTCGTGGAATCCGAGCGCGCGATGGACCGGATGACGACGGCGGCGACCAAGATGGACGCCGCCACCCGCGGCGCAACTGACGCCCAGAAGGGCCTCGGGACCGCGGCAGCCATCGTTACCGACGCGACGAACAAGCAGGCGGACTCCGTCCGCCGCATGACGCAATACGATGATGCCGCGACCGCCGCCTATCGGAAGGCCACGGCGGAGATCACAGCCGGTGCCGCGGCCCGCACCGCGGCCATGAAAGGGGTAGAGTCCGCTGCGGCCACTGCCGCCAAGGTCGAAGGCGACGCCTACGCCGTCGCGCGCCAGCAGGCGCAGGCCTATGCCAGGGCCGCGACGCAGAGCATGGTCGACGCCGGGCGCACCACCAGCCGGGAACTGATGGCTTCGGTTGCCGTATCCACCGACAGCATCAAGGCCATGTATCTCGGCGCATCGACTGCGGCGACTTCATTTGCCGCGACGCAAGCGCGGGTAGTCGCAGCCACGACGGCGCAGGTGGCTCAGGCCCAGAAGGTGGCCGCCGCCGCAACACCGGCGACCGCAGGGCTGACCCCTCAGCAAAAGCTCATACTGGGTTACCAGCTGAATGATGTGTTCACACAGACGGTCAGCGGCGCAAATCCATTGATGATCGCGGCCCAGCAGGGCCCGCAAATTACGCAAGTATATGGCGGCGTCAGGAACACGATGGCCGCGATTCCCGATATGGCGCTCGCTGGCGGCGCCGCTGTGCTCGGCGGCGTGATCATGGTCAAGATCCTGGACAGTCTCGCGAAGCTGAACGACGAACTGGCCGAACAGGAGCGCCGGTTCACGACCTTGCTTGGTTCCAAGGATCAGGCTTCCGCCTTCTATCAGGACATCGCCAAGTTTGCGTCCTCCACCGGCATCGCACTCTCGGATGCGACCGATAAGGCCGTCGCTTTCGCAGAGGCGACCGACACGCTGGGCGCGTCACGGCAGAACATCGTCGACATCGCTTCGACCGTCGAAAAGCTGACCCAGCTTTCGGGCGCCAGCCCAAGCGAAGGCAACAACGCCCAGCAGGCAGTCGCCGGCATCCTGCAGAGCGCCTACGTCTCGGCCGATCAGCTCAAGTCGGTCCTGTCGAACGTACCGCAGATCGTAGACAAGATTGCGGCCGGTCTCGGGGTCTCGGTGACGCAGCTACGTTTGATGGCGGCTGAAGGCGACCTCACCAACAAGCAGATTTTCTCGGCCCTTCTGAAGCAGACCGGCGACGTCAACGCCGAGTTCGCGAAGATGCCGAAGTCGATCGGCAGCACCTTCCAGAGCCTTGCTGATGACCTCGGGCAGGTCTTGGTACGCATCGCCAATTCGATCCCACTCGTTCGTCAGTATCGCGAGGCCATCGAACTGGCGGCGGCTGCCGCCAAGAAGCTGAACGATGCCACCCGACCGACGACGCCGACGGAGGCGGCGAACAGCACGTTCGACACGGCCTATTCGGACGTGGCGAACACCCAGCAGCTTCTTGCGGGCGACATCAACTCCAATCTCCGCGCGACGCTGCAGCAGCGATTGACCCGGCAGCAGGGCGCTCTTTCCGACGCCTACGCCGAGGTGCAGGCGGCCTACGATGCGCGGCGCGGCACGGATGGGGCCGCCGCGACGAAGGCGCTCGAGGCCAACCTCACGGACGCGGTCGCGCTGGCGGCCAAGCTCGACCCTATCCAGAGCCAGTTGATCGCGATCCAGCAGCAGACCGACACGGTCAACAAGGGCATCGCCGCTCTGATCTCTGGCGGCCTTCCGGGCCTCACAGGCGAGCAGACCGCGGCCTACCTGGAAAAACTCTCGGCCGCGGCTGATCGCCTCAAGAACCAGATCAAGGATCTCGGCGACGCGACCACTCAGGCGAGCCGGGCGGCGGGCCAAGCGGCGTTCGACCGTGCCGTCGACAACACGCCGGCGGGCATGGCGATCTCTGCTCGAACCCGGCAGCTCTTGAACACGCCCGGCAACACCTCGACGGAAGCGCAGGCCACCGATGCCGCTCGCGCCGAACTGGCGGGTAAGGCACAGGACGCCATCAAGGCCGCGCAAGATCAGGCCGCAGCGCAGGACAAGATCACGGCGGCCACGGGACGCGGCACCGCGGCCATGATCGACGCGCAGGTCGAGGTCGCCAAGCTGACGTTTCAATATCAGTACTTCGGGAAGGTGGTCGACGGGCCGGCGATCGAGGCGATCAACAAGTACGGCGATGCCGTCAGGCAGAAGCTGACTGGCGAGGCGATGGCGTCTTCGATCAACGCCTCGAAGCAGTACACCGATCAACTGGCCGAACTGGCCGCGCAGATGAAGGTTGTCGCCGATGGCGACTACGCGATGCGCCGCGCGGCGGCGCAGGCGAGGGCGAACGCGGCCACGGATGGCACCGGCGGCCTACAGATGCAGGTGTTCGATCTGCAGCAGTCGTTCGCCGACAAGAAGACGCTGGACGGCCTCGACAAGCAAATCGCGCTCACGAGCTCGCTTGCCGCCGCAGCGGGCGATGTGGCGAAGCAGCGGGCCATCCAACTCGACTATGACATCAAGATCGCGACGCTCGCGGCCGGGCCGGGTGCGCGGGCTGAGATCGCCGAGAAGATGCGGGCTGATGATGCCGCCAAGCTGAACCGCGAGAAGGCCGAAGGCCTCGCCACGATGGAGAAGGACGTCATTCTCGCACAGCAGCAGCTCGACATCATCCGCTCCGGCTCACCGGACATGGCCGCCCAGCTCGTCATGCTGGCCAAGCGGAACGATCTGCTGAAGCAGTACGGCGAGGCCTACGCCGACGGCCCGGATGGGCAGAAGCAGATCGCGCTTGCTGGTCAGAAGGCGCGTCTCGACGAGCAGCTGCAGTTCGAGAAGGACGCCGCCGACGCCACCAAGCGAACGTGGCAGAACGCCTACGACAACATCCAGAGTGCCGGCGCTGATGCCTTCTACAACGTCTTCACCGGCGTGGGTAATGGTGCCGCCGACATCGCGACCACCATGAAGAACATCTTCCTGCGCGCCTTTGCCGAGATCGCGGCCGCGGCGGTCATCCGGCCGATCATCACGCCGATCTTCCAGGCCGGCGAGGCGGCGGGAATCATCCCGGGCGGTGTCGTGCCGGCGGCAACGGGTTCCACCGGCGGCGGCAGCAGCTCTCTATTTGGTGGCAGTTCGGGCGGCTTCGGCCTACCCGGCGGCTCGTTCCTCAACTCGGGCAGCGGCGGCGGATGGCTCGGCCGCCAGTTCAGCGGCGTCAGCGAGTGGCTCAATACACCGATCTTCGGCATCGGCGGCTCTGTCACGCCGGGCTTCGAGGCGGCGGCGGTGCCGACGAAATTCGGCGATCTCGGCTTCGCCGACCTCTCCGGTGCCTATGGTGGCCTCGGCGGTGCTGCGGCGCCAACGGGCGCCTTCGGCGGCTTGACGTGGGGCCAAGGCCTAGCCGGCGCTGCCTCACTCGGCATGGGGGCCTTCAACCTCGTCAATAGCCTTGGCAGCGGCAATACCGGCGGGGCGATCGGCGGCGGCCTTAGTATGCTCGGCGGTGGTATCGGGCTTCTGGGACCGGCATTGGGCCTCGGCGCCGCGGCCGGTCCGATCGGCATGGGGCTTGCGCTTGTAGGCAGCTTCCTGCCCGCCCTCATTGGCGGCGGCGGCCCCAAGATTCCGCCGATGCCGGGGCTGGGCTACCAGCAGGGCACCATCGACTTCACGAACCCGCTCAACCCGGTCGGCTCCGGCGAAATGGCAGGCGGTGCCAACAGCATCGGCCAGTCGGTGCTCAGTCTCATCTCTGCCACAGGCGGCACGCCGATCGCCGGGAAACTCTATGGCGGCACCTTCTCCAGTGGTACCAACCACGTGTGGAACGGCTCGCAATGGGTCGGCACCGATTACACGCAAGCCAACCTGCTCGCGCCCAATGGGCAGACATCTTTCATCGGTGGCACCGGGCAGGGCGTCTCGACGCAGGCGGCGGCCGAAGCGCTCACGGCACAGATCTTCCGCTCCGACGTGATCACCGGCGCGATCAAGGGCGTGAGCGATACGCTCGTTAAGGTCTTCACCAGTCTCAACACCTATACGGTGCAGGCCACGCAGGACGCCATCACCTTCGCCAATGCCTACGACAAGCTCGGCAAGGCCGCGAACCCGGTCAAGGATGCCATCGACAAGCTCAACGCGACCTT